GTCTAAGTAAAATTAAACTCGAATCCGGTACCGTTGACCAAGATAATATGAAGAACTTTAAGGTTTCCATACGCAGAAATGCTGCCTTCGGTGAGAAGGCATACAAAGTCCGCATTATAGGAGTTGGTGATTATTCATCCCAATATATCCTAGAGCCCCTTCATAACACGATTTTCAAATATCTTTATACTATAGTAAATGATTACACACGCGATCACTCTGAGGGTTTTAAGGCACTTAAAGAATGTGCTGAAAAGCCCCATCAGAATTATATCGCCTGTTATGACCTAACCAAGGCTACTGATAGGTTCCCAATATCAATTCAATATTTGGTATTGAACACAATATTTGGTAAGGAACTAGCAGATTCTTGGAGAACTATAATGAGTCAACCTTTTGATGGTTATTATTACCGATTTGGTCAACCAATGGGTTTATTATCATCATGGGCTGTATTTGCACTCTCTCACCATATTATGGTGTCGTTTGCCTATTATAGGTTAACAAGAAAGGCTATTACGCCAAGACAGTTTCCACGGTTAACATACGGTCTCGTAGGTGATGATTTCTGGATTACTAAACCAACGCTTGGAACTCAGTATATAAACATTATGAATTCCCTGAATGTTGTTATTAACATGAGTAAATCACACGTGCAATCCGATAACTATAGAGTCACAGAATTTGTGCATCGTAATAATTTACAGGGCGTAGGTGAAATCACCGGTATACCTCCAAGATTATTGTTAAATGCCTTTAAGGATTATTCAAATCTTAGGGCATTGTGCAATTTTATCAATGAGAGATACCCTGATTACCATATTGAGACATTGGTGAATAATATAACCAAAGTCGTTAACGCTTCCATGCAAAAGAGGATCTTGTGCCAGCTTGGCATTCCCTCCGAAGTTGGAGGCCTCCATTACCCTTCTATGGGTAACAGAGTACCAATGGCGGACCCTAAACTCATCATTTGTGCAACAGTTCTGTATGCTAAATCTTATACAAGATACGCATACAAAGGGCGTTATGTGAATAACCAAGGACGATATATTGTCGATGATCTCACAGCCTGGCATGACGCAATGCCTTTGATCAGTCCACCTATGGTGAACTATCAAAGGTTATATGCTGACTCTGACCATGTTAACCAAACCTTACTAGATGGTAAGGTCATGGGTTACTTAATGGAAATAGCCGATGCATACACAGCCTATACTTATCTTTTTTCAGAAGATGTCATAAAGGACAGTGCGTACCAAAGCTTGGTTAGCCTATGCAAGGAATATGCAGAGGTACCATTTTACACCACTAATAAAGTTGCAAAGCTCACTGATCGTCGATACTTTGATAGATTCAAAGGTAGACTGGTCAGCCTTAGTGACTCTGAATGTGCCAGGGAATTACCTGTCATTATTCAGAATCTTTTTTGTCCTAAGGCAACAAGCAAACATTCTTACTATGAAGACTTATTTGCTGGTGTGGACTCCGATGAGGATTCTGCTAAAGCAGAAT